TGTCCAGTCAGAAGCGTCACCGTTACCAAAGGACTTGCCTAATTGGAACAATGTGTCGTCAACTTTCTTAGCCAAAGCATAGCCAGCGTCTTCTGTGTAGAAGCGACGGAGTGATGCCAAAGCTTGAACTTCAACGATGTCCTCAATGAAACGTGAGTACTCGAAATGCTGGTCAATCGAAACTAATACTTCGGTCTCGGTGTCAGCTTGGATGGTAACTGTTGTGTTAGCAGCTTTAGCAGTTGCTACACCACGAGTTGGTTTAGGAATATGAAGAGTATCACCCTTCTTGCCACGCATCGTCATTTTGTTGACGAGGTTTGCCAATACTAGGTTCTTCTGATATGCAGCGATTACTTCATCAGACCAAATCTCTGGAATGAATTTATCTGCTGCGGTTTTGTTAACGATGGATGTTGATCCACCTGGGTATGCGACTGCTGCCATTTTAAATCTCCTAAAATTAAATTAAAGTTATTTAACCCTACCATCTGCGTAAGCTTGTAGAATTTCATCTGCCATGCTTTCGTATCTAGCTGGGTCTTGCATTCTTAAGCGAATAAGATCTGCACGACGATAAACAGGTTTTGTTGACTCTCCTGTGCCACCTTGTTGGACGGCTGCAGTCTTAAGTGCTTTGCTTCGGTTCTCATCATCGACCTTCTTCAGCGATTCGTCAGCAGCTTTAGTAGCTTCTACTTTTTGTTGTTTGACGTTGCGTATTGACTTGTAAGTCTCTAGCAGTTCTAACGCTGAATCTACATCGTAGTTGTTTGCCTTAGCAAATAATTCCATCCGTACCTTTGATCCTTGAATCCAAGAAGCAAAGTCATCAGATTGTGCTACACTTAAATAATCAGGATGTGCTTTCTCAATCGTCTGCAGTGCAACTACTTGGGCTTGTTGAGCCTGTTGTTCTTGCAATTGCTTTAGGATTGGGTTGTTTGCTACTGCCTGATTTACTGCCTTAGCAGGGTCTTCGTACCAATCAATCTCTTGTGCTTTACTTGGCTGTGTGTCGTGCTTCTGTTCGAGTTGTTGCTTGATGTATTGATCTAAGAGTTTACGATTCTCACCAACCTCTTGTGCCTGTCGTCCGATTAACTTCTCGGCTTCTTGATGCATCCTGATAATCTCGTCAAGAGCTTTACCACGATACTTTTCAGGTATTTCTGGAGCAGCCTCTTCAGTTTGTCCTACTATTTCTTCAGCAGGTTCTGGGGTTGTACTCTCTTCTTTGGTTGGATCAGCGTACTTCTCGTTAGCGTCTACTTCGGGCAGTTCGATAAAATTTGCAGCCATGTATATTCTCCTGTCGCAATGCGATTTTAGGACATTTAAAAAATAGCTCGGTGGTCAAGAGTCCATTTACGAGCCGTGATTAGCTTTTGTTTTTCTTTCCAATGCCAGCTTCTCAGCTCTCATCTTTGCCCATCGTGCCGTAGCACTAGGGAAATCTCCACTGATTGGATCTAAACCCAACCTAGGAGAGGAAAGAATGCGAGTAGCTACCTCGCCACACTCACCACACCGAACTTCTTTTGTGTCAACATCGACGAAGGACTCAGTGATATGTGAATTCTTACATGAAAACTCAAACATCCGTCTCGGCATTATCTTCCTCTTTCTGAAGCTGCTCATAGACTTCGTTGCTTGATTCTCTTAAATTCTTTAGCCAGGTCATGATAGAGACTTCTCCCTTTCTGAACCATAACTGTTGCTCAGTATCTACACCTCTAATGGTGTCAGTACTGCTAAGCATAACTTCTATGTCTTCAATCAAATTCTGCCACCCTTTGGATGACATCATTGAGAAGCGATCTTCGTAATAATCCTGTAATTCTCTGTTCATACTCTTTTTCCTTGACAAGGAGAGTTTATTGTGTTAATATATACTTATATTATACCATACTTTTTACAATTTGTCAATAGTTATTGCATTTTTGTAGCAGTTTGTAACATAGCAATACGCTCATTAGACATGATATCAGCCTCTTTAAGGGCTAAATTAGCGATTTTCTCTACCTGGGTGAAGGGGTCAGCACCCTGTGGCTTATTCGCAGCCTCTACAGCCTTGATTTGGGTCTCTACAGGGATTGCCTGAGCCTGAGCTCCAGCCTTCTGAGCCTCAGCCATAGCCTTAGCAGCCTCAGCCTGGGTCTTTTGCAGGGTAGCCTGAGCTGTAGCCATAGCAAGTTGCTGCATTTGCTGCTGCATTGGGTCAGGTTGACTCATTTGTTGGAGTCCTGCTACGATTTCTTCACGATTAGAGATACTAGAACCCTGAATTACACCTTGTAATAGCATAGGAACGATAGGAGATTGTGCTCCCAAGGTGGACATTAAGCCCATCATCTGCTGTTGTTCGTACTCACGAGCTACCATTCCTAGGGTAGATACAGGCAAGAACACAAAGTCCTTAACTGGGTAACGATCTGGGTCAAACTGCATGAATCTGTAGGCAGATTTGGTGATGAATGGGATTAAGAAGTCCTCTTGGAAGTTAATCAGAGTACGTTTGTTCTTCTTCATCAAGCCTGAAAGAGCCATAGATAAGCCAGCACCTGAGGCTTCACCAGCAGCTACCTGTCCAGGCATAGCAGTACTATCAATTGTACCTGTAGCTTGGAGGAGCATTGCTTGGAAGTTCTGAGCAGTCTGGAAATTCTGAGGATCAGTAGTACCAAACTTGAATGGCATCATGATCTCGTTAGGATTACCATTGACTAAGAGGTTTTTACCTGGACGTACATCATACTTAGCACCACGAGGCAGACGTGTAGCATCCATTGCCATCATTGGAGAAGTGGTTAATGCTAAAGAATCTAAGTGACTACGGATCTGAGCGTCAATAGCTTTCTGCATATTGTAGCCCTTCTCAGCAGTACCACGACCCCAGAAACGACCAGGCATGGAATCAGCTTGATAGGCGACAATAGGACGATCCTTCATCATGTAAGGATTCTCTTCAGCTTTTAAGAGCCACTGATCATCAGCGATGATGACGATAGCCTCTACCATATCTTGATAGTCTTCAGCCATCGAACCTTCAGGGAATAGATCTACAATCTCTTCTCCGTCTTTCTTCTGTAACTCTTCTAAGTATTCCTTAGGAACAAGACCATAGTAACGAATAACTCGTACCTTGTCGTCCTGCTTAGGAGACATCTCTTGGACAGGCTCTAAGTCCATGTCGTTGTAGCTAGGAGTAATTCCTACCTTACGATATGTACCATCGACCATGCCTTGAACAATCTTGTGATAAGCAACATACTCCTCGATTGCAACACCTAAGGATGATTCTACATCACGAGCGTTAGGATCAATGAGGAAGTTACGAGGATTGATTGGGTGGAGCTGAACCATGAACTTCTTCTGTTCAGTAACTCCGATAGCTGCCATAGCAGTGCCAGGGATAGGCTGAGTGGAAGGAGACATCACTGTCTTCTCTTCTACGGTAATCTCTCCGATACCTGTACCGTACAGTTCTCCTAAGAGAATAATATCATCTAATGCTTTCTTAACCTTCGAGAACTTAAAGTCCTCGTGCATCTGTTGACGGACTAAAGCGATATCACCTTTGTCAGCATCAGTGCGATCATCAACAATATCAAAGAACTCACCACGACCAAAGACAGCTTCAGAAATCTCAGCTTGCTTCGACTCAACAGCTTGTTGGAGGGCGGGAGTAACAAGACGAGATCTTTCGGACTCACGAGTCTTGTCAGCCCCATCCCAGATTCCTCGGAACAATCTTTCATACTCTTCCCATTTATCTAAGTAGTTTACATCTCGGTGATCTCTCCAACGATTGCAATGATCTACGATGAATGAGACTAACTCACGATCATCTTCTGTTGTGATATCTTCTTTAAATTCAGCCATGTGTTAAATTCCTGGAATAGTTGATTGTGGAACTTGCATCTGAAACGGATCTACCATTGCTGCTTGAGCAGTACCAGCACGAGGAGCAGTCATGTTATCGATTGTAATACCTGCTTTACGATTAAGAGGATCTGTCTCGATTGCTTGCATAGCAGGATTAGCAGCTCTCTCTGTGGCACTTAAACCACGACGCTGCTCAGTCTGACGAGCGAATACTTCTCCAGCTACACCCATATACTCTGACATAGCTTCTCTGTATCCTACTGAAGATTCATCTTTTGATTTGACTGCAGCAGCCAGTGCTGGATAGTTCTGTGCATTAGCAATAAACTTGTCAGCCATCTCTTTACTGTTAAAAGCTTTTGATAAACTAGCACGAGCTGATAAACCATCTTTAGCTGAGAAACCAGCCACAGCATCGACAACATCGTCTTTATTAAAACCAATGCCTTTAAATTGTTTAGCAAACTGCAAAGATTCTGGAACAGATTTAGCAATTGCTTTGCTTAAATTGTTAGAAGCATACTGATATAATTGATTTTCTTTTAAAGTAGCCTCAAAGCTTGCACCCATTGTAAATAATTCTTCACCTTGAATGTAGTGCTGTATCTCATGCAAAGCTACTTTTACTGGAGTATCTGAATCTCTCCAGTCAGGATGTTGACGATTAAATAGAATCATGTTCTGCTGAGGAGCAAAAGCTGCTAAGCGAGAGGAGACAGGATCGTCGATAAAGCTAACTGTTACGTCTTCAATCTGAGGATATGCTTTCTTTAGTACATCTGCTTTGAATACTTCATCAAATGCTAAGACTTCATTCTCAGGGATCTTGTCTAAGTCCACACCTTTTTTAAGATCAACATTCTTATCACTGATCTCTAGCATTGCCTTGTTTGCTACTGGATCAAACGCTATGGCTTGTTTACCATAGATATTATCCCACTCTTCTGCTGGTAGTTTAAACCAATCACGTTGTGCGTCTTCTAAAAGTTTTGTGGCAACAGGAGCGTCAATCATTCCTGCTGCTCCTAAACTACTTATGCCTTCTCCTCCGATGAACATCTCAGGTACTAGACTAGGTGCTACTCTGCTAGAACCTTTAAACAAGCCTTGTGCTTCTAAGTTATCTACTAACCCAGGAGCTACCATCCTAAACAAGCTACCAGTTATACTCATTTAA